CACCAGATAGAGATGGTCAAGGTGGCGGATTTGACAATGACGATGACGGTCCAGGCGGTGGTGGTTCTGGAAACAGCAATCCTCCTTCTACGCCAGGATCTTGTGATGGTCTAACACAAAATTGTTGCTGTATAAGTTTCGATTACTGCTATAGAAATGGATCATCATTCACTAAAAGAACAGTCACTAGAAAAATATGTACACCTCTCGGCAACCCACCAGTTCCATGTGATAATTTTGCATTTGATAATTGTGCAAATACACATCTTCGGTTTGTTAACATTGCAAAATGCTGCGCTGCACGCAAAGGTTACTGCACAGTAACTGGAATCGATATAGATTGTGGTCTGATTCCCAGTTCAGTGCTTGATGAGTATTGTCCACAAATTACAGATCAGGATCTCTATAATTTCTTAAGAGATGAAGCATGTTATTCTGTGGATTATGCTGATGTTACACCAGGCATTTTTAACGAAATTGTATGTGGAACACATCCTGTTATATGTCAAATAGATCCAACAAATCCTTGTACAAATGTAACAACTGCTAGTTCAGTTGCTTATAATGCACAAACATGCGGCGAGTCTCAATTGCCACCACTCCCAGGAAAATATCAAGGTGAGGGATTTGATATTTCGTATAGATCTTGTATAGACATCAACGGTGTCAGCACATGCTCACACGGTCAGTATGCTGCATGTGATCCACAATGTTCGAGAATGACAGATCCATGCTGTAGACTTGAATGTAATCGATTGGGTCTTAAGAGTTGTCCAGAATGTTTAGTAGAAAGTGGATGTGGTGGTGGAACATCTCCGCTTAAGTATACTACTGTTCCTGTAATAAAAAATGTAAAAATTATTATAAATAACGAAGAACACTGTTTACCATTGTTGTGTGAAGGCGATGATTGCGATGGTTATACTTTCTGCGACGAGTAAAATATGTCAATACAGTTTAGATCAAGAATAATCCCAGCAATCGATTACTCAACCATATTAACAAATTATGGTTTTTGTTGTGGTCTTTCTGGATCTAATGGACTTCCAATATCAAAGACATATATTGAATGTGTGACCGAAGGTGGATTTTATGTCAAGGGTGCATCAGGGCAAGAAGTATCTTGTCCACAATACGATGATCGCTATGGATGCTGTTGTTCTTGCTCTTATGTCGATCCAGATGATTATAATCAAATAGAAGCATACCCACCATCTATACCATATCTTACATCTGGAACACGAAGCAGAATGACCAAATGTGAGTGTGAAAGAATTGGTGGAAAGTTTACACCAACCGCAGATGGCAATTGCCCTGCACTCACCAATGAAAATTGGGAATCATATTGTGCTGGACAACACCCAGATAATCCAACACTATTAATAGATGTAAGAGCACCAAGATCTTGCTGTCATCTGGAATATGATCCAAATACTGGTTGGCCAACAACAGTGGTGTGCAAGGATGTATGCACATCAGCAGACTGTGCTGAACTTTCAACTGAAACTTATCCATCTACATTCACTCTAAATGCTAGATGTAATATTCCACTCAGAGCAAACGGCAATCTAACAAATTGTTCAAATGCTCAAAATCTAGCATTTGTTGCAAATCAACCAATATATCAAGGGTTTGATATGGGTTCTTGTTACTCTTTAGTAAATGTCAATGGAACATATGAATACGAATGTTCAATTACTCCACAAGAAAAGTGTGATGGGTATTGGATAATTCAACAAGATCAAAATAATGCATTCTGTAAAAACACACTTCAACCAACAAATCCACAAAAATCTGGAAGTGTTTATCTACCAGAATCGATGACTCTTTCAGCATTTAATGCATTGGGTCTGACTAATGGGGATGCATATCTTGGTGGTACATTCATTGGAATATACAAAACAGGATCAAGCAGCGGCAAAAGCAGTGAAATATATGGAAATATAAATTTTGGAGATGCTTCTTTTGGAAGATTTATTCCAGATTCTATCGGTGGAACACATTCTCAGTGGGCAATTATTGTAGATGAAATACCAGTATCTTTACCATTCCTAGGAGAATCTGAAAAAGACATAGATGTCTCTACTTCGCTATGGGATGGGTATTATAACACCTACGGAAACGGCAGCACATTTCAGGGTGTTAAAACTGCTTTAACTAATCAAATAAGATATCAACCAAGAAAAGGATTTCTTGATTACTACATACCATCGATATACGAATTGAATTTCTATGCCGCATATCTTTATAATAACGATATCAAAGATAAAGGAAACCTGATTTCATCATCATTCTTCAACACGAAATATATTTCGTCTGGACCATCGAAATCCAAGATAAATAATTCTAGTTTCGTCTATGGTCAAGCAATAAAGTTTTACTATACATCAAACTATAAAAACATCTTAATAGATAAGAGAAATACTGAAACTGTTTTATTCTTTAGGCGAATTTTATTAACATGAAAGGTATATTATGGGTTGCAATTGTAATAAAAACAAAACACAACAAACTCCTCAAGTAGAACCAGTAACATTTCGTAAAGAAGAAATAAAAAAACCAGAAACCCTGACGGAAGGCATCAAGCAAAAAATGACCATGATGCAGAGTTTTGCATCAGCAATTTCTTCTAGAGGATTCAATAACGAAAAAGTTACAATACCCATGAAACAACTGAGAGTCGTCAGTTGTTTCGGAAACAAAAATCAGGGTGGTGCTCTTCCTCCCTGCGAACACCTAAAGGAAAGTACAACCCCTGGTAAATTCTATTGTGGTGGTTGTGGATGCGGAGATAGAAAAGGAACATGGTTGGTTGCTGATGGTGACGAATACAGTAAATTGGATTATCCTCGTTTAAATTGCCCATTGCAAATGCCAGGATTTTCAAATTACGAAAAATCAAAACCAGATGAGGCAAATGTTCCAGTAACTCGTAGATATTATATCGAACAGTTACCATATGCGGAAATAGAGAAAATTCCAGTGAAAACTCACAATCCACCAGTAAAACAAGAAGAACCCAAAAATTAATACCAAAAGACTCTCCTTATAAATAATTTAAGGAGAGTTTTCATATGGCAGGACCATCAGGACCAAATTCAAGAAGAACATTAATAGAGCACTGTCTGCGTACACTCGGTGCTCCAGTGATTCAAATTAACGTCGATTACCAACAATGTGAAGATCGTCTTGATGAAGCATTGCAGTATTTCATCACTCGTCATTATGATGGTGTACAAAGAGTCTATTTTAAATATGAGTTGACACAAACCGATTTAGATAGAGGGTTTATACAGGTAGAAGACATTGATACACCATCTGGTGATCCAACTGGACCCAGAGGAGAGGATATCGTATCGGTTATTAAACTTTTTAGATTCGGTACTCTATCTGGTGTGGATATGTTTGATGTTAGATATCAATTAGCATTGACTGATTACTTTGGAATAAATCGTGGATTAAATGGAAGTCAATCAACACCACTGGCAGGATATCAGGTAACTATGCAATATATTAGTTTACTTGAACAATTTTTTAGTCCTGAGAAGTCTATAAGATTTAGCAAAGTAACAAATAAAATATATGCAGATGCATTCAGTCAAGACATAACTGCTGGACAACATGTTGTTATTGAAGCATATGCAGTTCTAGACCCAGAAACCCACACTTCGATATACAATGATCGTATGTTGAAAAAATATGTTACAGCACTGATCAAGAGACAGTGGGGTTCGAATATGTTAAAATATGATGGTGTTCAACTTCCAGGTGGTATCGTGTTCAAGGGTCAACAAATATACGATCAAGCAACACAAGAAATAATGATGATCGAACAAGAGTTTGAAAGAGCATATGAACTTCCAATTGATTTCATGATCGGATAACAAATGGCAACAAATCCTTATTTCAAAGAATATTTTGGAGAACAAGACTTATTGGATGACTTGATTGTAGAAACAATCAAGGCAATGGGTCGTGATATGATTTATATTCCCAGAGAATATTTGAAGAAGGATCTTGTATTTGGAGAAGATCCAATATCACAATTTAAAGATGCATATACAATAGAAATGTATATTCAAAATGTGACTTCATTCGGTGGGCAACTGAACGTCATAAACAAATTTGGAATCAATATTACCGATAGAGTTACGCTTCAGGTTTCTAAAACTAGATTTGAACAGGAAATCACTACTAAGGATGTAATAATTAAAACTCCAAGAGAAGGAGATCTAATATACTTTCCCTTCAACAAAAGTCTTTTTGAAATCAATTATGTTGAAGACAAGATTCCATTCTTCCAGTTTGGTGTATTGAACACCTATACATTGACATGCGAACTCTTCACATATTCTTACGAAACAATCGATACAGGATTCACCGACATCGATGTTGTTGAAGAAGATAGAAAACACAACATGTATGCTTTCACACTGTCGGGAGCACCAGTTAGTGGACTTTCTGTTCTTAAGCGTGGAGAAAAAGTATTCCAAGTTGCTGGTATTACGGGTGCTTCGGCAGCATATGCAAACGCAACAGCAGAAGCATTTATCGTTGAATATACTGGAAACGTAACTTATGTAAAGGGTGTCAGTGGAAACTTTGTGTCTGGTTCAAGTGGAACACAATCGATTAAAGGTGTCACAAGCGGTGTTGAATATTATATACTTGGTGTGACATCGACAAACATCAATCTGGGTGTAGATCCAATATCTGGTTATGCTGAAATTGAAAACGATATTTATGCAGATCAAGCAGATACGGAAATTAATTTTAGCAGAGATAATCCATTCTCAGAGGAGTGTAATTAATGTTCACAGTTAATCAATCATTTTATAACGAATCCATAAGAAAAACTGTAGTGGCATTTGGATCCTTATTCGAATCCGTCTATGTTACTCGTTATGAAGTGAATGGTACTGAAAAAGAAAAAATAAGAGTTCCCCTTTCGTATGGAAGCAAAGAAAAGTTTATATGGAGACTTTCACAGGAAAGTAGTTTATCAAAAAATAGTAGAGTTCAAATTGTTCTACCAAAAATGGGATTTGAAATAACTACACTTCTTTATGATCCAACAAGAAAAATTAACAGAACAATACAAAGAAGTAATGTTGTAAGCGGTACATTCAAGCAAATGTATACTGAAGTCCCATATAACATTAATTTTGCACTTTATGCATTTACTCGTAATATGGATGACATGTTACAGATAATTGAACAAATAGTTCCATATTTTTCTCCAGAATTTACAATCACAATGAAGATGAATGATCTGCATCAGACAGTAGATGTTCCTTTTGTGCTGAACAACATCACCCTCAATGAAGATTATGAGGGAACATTTGATACGAGAAGAGCACTCATAAGCAGTTTTGATTTCACTGCAAAAACTTACATATACCCACAAATTTGTGGTTCTACTGGAGGTGTAATCGAAAGAACAGACTTGAATTTCTTCGAGGATGTCGGATCTACAGCAGCAGATAATGCCGTTGGAGATATTGGTTATACAGGAGATGTGATTACAGGATCTATAACAGAAGTGATTGGAGATTGGCCATGAATGAAGATTCCGCAGAGGAAAAACTTTCTAAGATACTTGATATTGAAATACTAGACCAACCTAAAAAAGAAATAACTAAAGCAGAAGATCTAATAACAAAAGTTAAAATAAAAAGAAAAGATCAAATAAGACAGGATTTTGATTCTGCTAGAAAGAATATGAAAGAACTCATAAGTTCTGGATTTGAAGCATTAGATGGAATCATGAAAGTTGCCGAAGCAGGGGATTCTCCAAGAGCATATGAAGTTGCTTCGATACTCTTGAAGACTATAAGCGAAATCAATACTGATTTGATGGATATGCACAAAACCACTGCTGATGCTCTTGGAGTGAATAAAATAGTGAAAAATAATACAACAAATAATTCAATATTTGTTGGATCAACTAGGGATTTGCAAAATATAATCAATCAATCTCGTAGTCAATTGAAAGCGATCAATTCGGAAGAAATAGAAAATGACAGCTAAAAAAGATGGATACCTGGGAAATCCCAACCTAAAACCAGTAGGCGTACAACAGCAATTTACACCAGAACAAGTTCAAGAATATATTAAATGCGTTAACGATCCAGCATACTTTGTTGAAAAATATGTAAAAATTGTTGCAGTAGATAAAGGTCTTGTTCCATTTGAAATGTATGATTTTCAAAAAGATCTGATCACTCAGTTGCATTCTAACAGATTCGTAATTGGTAAATTGCCCAGACAGGTAGGTAAAACCACAACAGTAGGTGCTTATCTGTTACATTATGTTTTATTCAATCAGAACATGAACGTGGCAATTCTTGCAAATAAACAATCAACTGCTATTGAAATTCTAGGAAGAATTAAAATGGCATATGAGTATTTGCCAAAATGGTTACAGCAGGGTGTAATTGAATGGAATAAAGGTTCAATCGTATTAGAAAACGGATCTAGGATCCTCGCTGCGGCAACCTCTTCATCTGCTATCCGTGGTGGTTCTTTCAATTGCATATTGTTAGACGAGTTTGCTCACATCCCTACGCAAATTGCAGAAGAGTTCTTCACTTCAGTATATCCAACCATTACCTCGGGTCAATCCACGAAGATGTTCATAATTTCGACACCCAACGGATTGAATATGTTTTATTACTATTGGAAGGGTGCAATCAATAAACAAAACGGTTATGTTCCATTTGAGGTACACTGGAGTCAAGTTCCAAAATATCCAGGTGGTCCTTTAAGAGATGATAAGTGGAAGCAAGAGATGATTAGCAAGACTTCTGAGAAGCAATTCGAACAGGAGTTCGAATGTGACTTTTTAGGAAGTTCAAATACTCTGATTGCTCCATCAAAACTTCATACACTAGTTTATAGTAAACCATTGATGAGAACTAAGGATGGAATGAGCATATATGAAGAACCAAAAAGAAAAAATTCAGAAGTTCCAAAATCACAAGATCATTTGTATTTTATAACATCCGATGTCGCAGAGGGACAGGGTAAAGACTATACAACCCTTACGGTTATCGATGTCACCCAGTTTCCATACAGGGTGGTCGCGACCTATAAAAACAATACAGTATCTCCATTATTATTTGCTTCCGTAATTAAAACAGTCGCAAAGAAATATAACAATGCACATGTGCTTATAGAAGTCAATAGCATTGGAATGGAAGTTGCAAACATATTGCATACTGACTTGGAATACGAGAATATCGTTAAAACTGCCATGATGGGTAGAAAAGGACAAATAATAACAGAGGGGTATGGTCCTAACAAAAAGGTACAAATGGGTGTCAAGACTTCGGTCATGACCAAAAAAATAGGTTGTCAAGTTCTCAAAAACATGATTGAAGAAGATAAACTTATTGTCGAAGATGCCGACATTATTTCAGAATTTACAACCTTTATCTCGAAAAAACAAAGTTTTGAAGCAGAAGATGGTCATAATGATGACTTAGTTATGTGTCTTGTGTTGTTTGCTTGGGCAACAAGACAACAATATTTTAAAAATCTAACAGACATGGATGTGCGTCTTGCCATGTATCAGCAAGAAATTGAAAACATAGAAGACGATATGTTGCCCTTTGGATACTTTACTGATGGATCTGACGATATAGAAGACGCAGAGGAAGATAAATATTGGACATCAGGTAAAGACCATTGGTTGATATTTGATAAACAAAACGTGCCTACTCCTTGGGATGATTTGATACCAAAAAAGTTTAAGCGTAAATAAAAATATACAGTTCACGAAAAAACTACATATAAATAGCAATTTATTCCAAGGAGAGAAAAAATGTCAAGACCTAATGTAATTT